AATCCTGCAGATTGGCGTGTTAGATTAAGTCTTGCTAATTGGACTAGTTTTAAAGGTAGCCCAGTTTTGAAGCCATTGAAAGGTGCGGGTGGTCTCATATTTCCTTATACTCCAACAATTAATATCGCCAGCAGTGCTTCTTATAACAGTATTGATACAACACATACAAACTATTCTTTTAGAACTTTTAAGAACAGTGACCCAGGGCAGATATCAATTACTGCGCCTATGAACGTTGAAGACTCAACTCAGGCATTATACTGGATTGCGGCGGTACACTATTTACGAAGTCTTACCAAAATGTTTGCAGGATCTGATCCAAAAGCCGGCAATCCTCCTCCGATTGTTTTCTTAAACGGTTACGGAAATTATTTGTTTAAAAATGTACCTGTAATTGTACAAAGTTTTAGTACAAGTTTAGATGCCAACTGTGATTACATTGGCTGTAATGTTGTTGGTAGTATGGCCGGCGATATACAAGGCATAGCTGACAGTGTAGGTGGACTTGCAGGATCAATAGGTGGCGCATTTGGTAGCGCCGTTCCTGGGCTGAGTGATGTCACAGGAGGTATAAGTAGCATAGCAGGAGGTATCGGCCAAATTGCTGGACTAGCCGGTAGTTTAGGATTAACTGGTACAACAAGTGGCGGAGTTGCACACGTTCCAACTAAAAGCACATTTAGCTTAACCTTGCAACCAATTTACAGTAGAAATAGCGCACGTAATTTTAGTCTTGATAGATTTGTTAGTGGCGGCTATTTAAATAACCCATTTGGATATGTATAATGTCAGCAAACTATTCTAACACAAGTCCTTGGTATAACACTACAGTTACAAACAACTATTTGGATATACTTACAATACGACCTGTAAGTGCAGAAGTAGATGATGTTTTGTATACAATAGATTCTAAATTTGCCTACAGACCAGATTTGTTAGCCTATGCTTTATATGGCACAACACATTTATGGTGGGTGTTTATGCAACGAAATTTAGATGTTATTCAAGATCCTATCCTTGATTTTGTTCCTGGCAAACAAATTTATCTTTGTAAAAACAGCAGTTTGACAACAGCACTAGGATTATAATATGAGTTTTGACTTGCCAGGCGCAATTGATTCGGCAACTAAATCTGTTGGCGGAGCCATTGGTTCTGCTGCCGGCGGCATTACTAGCTTTTTAAGTTCTGGCCCTGCAAGCGCACTAAGCAGTATTGGTAATTCTATAACAGGTGCTTTAAGTTCTTTAGGAACACTATTCAAACCTGTAGCAGGTGTTAAATTACCATTACCTAATCCTTTGTTTGCCTATGCAAGTTATGATTATGTTTTAGGCATTGCAGTACTAACAGACGAACAATTAAACAATCCTGATAAGGGTTATATGAATTCTAGTGTCAAGTTAGATTTAATTTGTAAATCAGCAAACGCAGATCCTAAAAATAGAATACAAACACCATTCGGACAGTTTGATTATTTTATAGATAAATTAGAAATTGACAGTACTATTGGTCTTGAAAAAGGCAGTAATACTAATATGCATAAAATGGAATTTGAAATTACAGAACCGTATAGTATGGGAACTTTTATGATGAGTATCCAACAAGCAGCCTGGAAATCAAAACACGACAACTACTTACAAGCTCCGTTTTTATTAACTATTGATTTTAGAGGAAACACTGAAACAGGACAGATTCTTAGTGTACCTAATTGCAGTAGAAAAATTCCTTTTAAATTTAAAGATATCTCGATGACAGTTACCGATGCAGGTGCTGTTTATAAATGCACTGGCTATCCCTGGAATAGTCAGGCACAAAGTTCGCACGTTTCTGCAATCAAGAGTGATCACAGCGTTAACGGTACAACTGTACAAGAAGTTTTACAAACAGGTGAGAAAAGTTTACAAGCAGCAATGAATAAAAAATTGCAAGAACTTAAAAAAGCCAAGATTGTTAATGTTCCAGATCAAATTTTAATTTTATTTCCAACAGACGTTAGTTCTGGCGGAGTCAATAATGCTGGAGGCGATAAAGAAGATTCTACAGGATCAGTTACAAGTGTGACTGCAAGTTCTGCAGAAGATATTGCTAAAAGTTTGGGATTGTCAAAGAGTACAATTCCAGCGAACGGAACCTTAGTGCAAGATCCTAAGAATGTAAACGAGATTGGCAAAGCCAAAATGGGATTTAGTGATACACGAAAAGGCGATCCACCGGTAGGCAAAGACCAAGTAGTGTATGATAAAAAAGGAAATGCCATTAGAAGTAATAATACTATTGATATAACCACAAGTGATATGAGGTTTAGTCAAGACACGGATATTACTACTGCTATTGATGCTGTGCTATTAAACAGCGAATATGCTACTTCACAACTTCAAGAACAAAATATTGATACTGCTGGTATGCGAAAATGGTGGCGTGTAGACACACAAGTATACACTATCTCAACTAAAGAAAATTTAGAAAGCACTGGTACTAAGCCTCGTATTATTGTTTACAGAATTGTACCTTACGGAGTACACACAAGCAAAACTACTGTACCTGGAAAAAAAGCACCTGGATTTGATGAATTAGAAAAACAATGTGTTAAGATATACGATTATTTGTACACTGGTAAAAACGTAGATGTCTTAAGTTTTCGTATAGAATTTAAAGCTGGCTTTGCTGGTAAAATGGGTGCAACCAGTTTAAAGAAAACAATGGATAACAAGCAACAGGCCTCTGCTAGTGGTGCAGAAAGCAATGACAAGACTAATTTAGCACCGCTTGGCAAAGGTGCAGCTCCTGAGAAAAAACTTGGAGTAATACCTCAGGCTGTTAATTATACTGGAACGGGTACACCGTCTGACGGCATAGGTGGCGGCGGACTTGAAACAGAACAAACACAAGCTGCTAAACAATTCCACGAAGCAATTACTAGTGCTAGTGGAATGTTAAGTTTAGATTTAAAAATTATTGGCGATCCGTATTTTATTGCACAAAGCGGTATGGGTAATTATACCAGTGCTCCTACACAATATCAGAATTTAAACAGCGATGGAAGTGTAAACTATCAAGGTAGTGAAGTTGACATTAAAGTAAATTTTAGAACCCCAGTGGATATTAATCAAACTACAGGATTATATGATTTTGGTAAAGCTAGTAAAAGTGCTCCTGTATTAACTTGGAGCGGAATCTATCAAGTTACTAAAGTTGTTAGTCACTTTGACAACGGACAGTTTACACAGACCCTTACAGGCCCAAGAAGAAATGGTCAAGAAATATCAGGTGCAGGATCTGCAGCAGCTACTCTTAATACATCGAATGAAAAGAAAGATCCAACACCTGTTAATAAAAATGCAAGCGGAGATTAAAAATGAATTCAAATGAAGACTATTCCGCTGGCCCTAGGGAAGCTAAACCTGGCCCGTTTTTAGCAAAAGTTGTTAGTAATCTCGATCCTACATATATGGGGATCTTAGAAGTTGAAATTCTAAGACCAGTAGGAGCATCGTCTAGTGAAAGCCAATTGCATCAAGTTAAATATATGAGTCCGTTTTACGGTGTGACTAGTGTAACTGCTATTGGCGAAAACAATGACTTTAACGATACACAAAAAAGTTATGGTATGTGGATGGTACCGCCTGATGTTGGCGTTACTGTAATTATTATCTTCATTGACGGAGATCCAAAGCGAGGGTATTGGATAGGTTGTGTTCAAGACGAAGCTATGAATTTTATGGTACCTGGTCTTGCAGCAACAGAAAGTGTAGTGGAAGATCCAGATCCAGATAATCAAGGACGTAACGGTAGAGTTCCAACAGCTGAATACAACAAGGCCATCGACGATAATAACAGTCCTGGCGATCCTGATAAGAATTTTAAACCGCAACATCCGTTTTCTAAAGTATTAACAGACCAGGGATTAATTTTAGACGATATTCGAGGCATTACTACCAGTAGTGCTAGACGTGAAAGTCCAAGCAATGTATTTGGTATTAGCACTCCTGGCCCACTTGACAAGAAAGGTAAAAAAACTAAAAGCGGTAAAGCAGAGTGGTTAGCAGACACTTTTGTTAGTCGCCTTGGCGGCAGCACATTTGTAATGGATGACGGTGATGCTAACTGGCTAAGAAGAACTAAGTCAACAGACGGACCTCCTGACTACGCAAGTATAGATGCAGAAGAAACAGACGGTGATGTACACTTGCCTGCTAATGAATTAATTAGGTTGCGTACACGTACAGGACATCAGATATTATTGCATAATACTGAAGATTTAATTTATATTACCAATGCTCGTGGAACAGCGTGGATTGAATTAACTAGTGATGGTAAAATAGACGTTTATGCTCAAGACAGTATTAGTTTACGTACACAAAACGATTTTAATTTTTATGCTGACCGCGATATCAATATAGAATGCGGACGTAATTTTAATTTAAAAGTAGCTGAACGTCATCAAACTGAAATTGGTGGTGATAAGATTTGCATTGTAAATGGTAATGTAGCAATACAAGTGGACGGTACAAAAGATCAGACAGTAGCAGGAGCAGTTGCTGAATCGTTTGAATCAACGTGGGATGTCACGGTAGGCGACCAAACTAATATGACTATTGGTGGCGGATTAGACCTTAATACTAGCGGAGATAATACATTAACATCCGGAGGCAATATGGAAATATCAGCTGCCAATACTACTGTATCGGGCGGTAATATTAATTTCAACGGTCCTGCGGCTGCAACTGCAGGTTCTGCTACTGCTGCAACTCCACCAGATCCGTTACCTACAATTGATAATCCAACAGAGATTGATGGCGAGACTATAACAAGTATCTTAGCTCGCATACCAACTACGGAACCGTACCCACACCACGAAAATTTAGATGGTACAATGTTTAAACCAGACGCAACTGATAGAGAAGCTGAGACTGCAATTCCAGTTCCTGATGCTTGGAAAACTTATTCGTTATCTACAGATACTTTCTTAAAAGGAACTTAATATGTCCACTAGTCTACATACCCGAACAACTATTGCCCAAACAAAA